GCTATAACTGTATTAGAGTGGGCTAAAAAGCTTATGATGCAGAAAGGAAAAGACTATCAAGGTGGATCTGTCTGTGATGAAGACTATTATCCTCATGGATGGAAGTCTTTTGATACTATGTTAACAACTAAAGTATTAAGATTCCGTTCTGTAATGGAACAAAAAGGAGAAGTAAACTTTGATTCTGCTCAAGATTGTCTTATAGACCTCATCAATTATTCAGCACGATGTATAGTTTTCCTAAACCGACATAATCCAGACAACGGAATCTGTCCAAACTGCCAGCAATCTGACGCATTGTCATATGAAGGTCCTGAAGGAGAAGATTTTTCTGATAATCCTTTCTGCCATGAATGCGATCAGTTCGTAAATGGAGATAGCTTAAATGAAAAACCCAATGAAGAACCAGAAGTACCGTACCACGGGGCATAAATGGGCTATACTATTTGAACCCTTCCCTGATGAAGGGTTTGAATACGTAAGAGAAGGAAATCCGTGGACCATTAATAGTCCTATAAAAATTTTTAATAACCGAAATGATGCTGAAAAAGAAAAACATAAATGGAATACCGCCATTGTAACCACATGGAGAGATGAAGATGGAGATCAATAGAAAAGTAGCTAAAGAAACTAGATTATTACTTGATGAAAAAGTAAAAAGCCTGTTAGAAGGATTCGATTTAGAAGTTATACCTGGAGGTAGCTTTACAGACACAGATATGGAATTTAAATTAAGAGTAGTACCTAAAGGTAACATAAACCGAGAATATAAACAGCTTCAGCATTGGGCTAAAGCTGATGAGTTAGACCTTGATAAAGTTGTTAGCTTCGGTAATAAAAGAATGAAGTTAACCGGCTATAATTCTAAAGCTAGTAAGAATTGCTACAAGATGACCGACCTTAATACTAACAAGGTTTATATATGTGATGATGAAAATGCTAAAAGACATTTTGGAAAAGCTAAAGAAAACAAGGAGTTAGAAGTTGCCTCTTAAATATTTCCAACCTCATACTATAAAAGATATTCAAGATTTGTTTGTATATAAGTATACGAACCGTGCCTTTGAAGCTGATGGAAACTTAGAGATATTAAGTGCAAGCTTTATAGCTGATGAGCCTTCCATATTTGGTGAGCCAAATCAGAAGTACCAACAAGCAGAACTGCATTGGTATAATAGTCTGGTTTGTAACACCGACAAGCTACAAGATATTTATGGTATGGTTCCAGCTCAGTGGGAAGAAGCAGCTAATACTAAAGGTGCTGTGAATTCTAATTACGGTTACTTAGTACACTCAGCTCTAAACGGCAGTCAATATGACCATGTATTCAGAGAATTGAAGAGTAATCCTCGATCTCGTAGAGCTACTATGATATATACCCATCCAGACATGCATCAGAGACACAGAGAGCATGGTAAGGACGACTTTGTCTGCACAAATGCTGTAACATACTATAACAAAGATGATGAGCTCTACGCGGTCGTACAAATGCGCTCAAACGATGTTGTCTTTGGGTATATGAATGATTATTATTGGCAACATATGTTATTAGATAAGCTTGCAGCTGACTTACTGATTATGAGAGGAACTATTATGTGGCAGGTTCAGAGTTTACATATATATCCTCGTCATTTTAAACTAATTGATGCGTTCATAGAAGATAGAAAGCCTCGTGATTATGATATAGGAGCTCATGATGAGTAATCAACAAAATATGTTACTTACTTTAGGCTTAATAATAGCCTTAACATTAGCATTTGTGCTATGAAAATAACGCCTAAGTACGACAAATCGTGGTACATTAAGTGGGTGTCAAGCTTTATACTACTAATAGCTATGTCGCTTACTTCTATCGGTGGACTAGAACCATTTAATATAATGCTTCACCTGATAGGAGTAACCGGCTGGCTAATAGTAGGAATGTTATGGCATGACCGAGCCTTAATATTTATTAATGGGATAGCGATCTTTATATTTCTATCCGGGATTTTAAAGTTTTATTTATAGGAGATAGTATGCCTCATCACTTTCCGATTTGGATGAACACGAATAAAAAAGATATGGGATTTACCGACATGGCTGACATTGATTTGAATGTTGGTTTCAGTCGACATAACTCTCATCATATAGGTAACGTAAGAGTTACACAAGAAGTAATCGATAAAAATACTAGAAGATTTAGACTATACGTAGACGATAAACTAATGTCAACTAAACATATAGAGAGGAATTAATATGGGATTAAACGATTGGGGAAATGCTCGTACTTCTTGGTCAGAAGATATTTATAATATGCACCTCAAATTTGGGGTGCATGAATGGGTATCTAGAAAAATAGATAAGCAAGACTTCTATACTTTAAAAGAGTTTTTAGATTTTAGAATAAGATTTTTAGAAGAAGAACTTAACGAAACTAAAGAAGCTATAAAACACCGACATGCCGATGACATTGTTGATGGCTTAATAGACTTATGTGTTATTGCTATCGGTACATTAGATATACTTGGCGTTGATGCTAATAAAGCTTGGAGCAGAGTACACCGAGCTAACATGGCTAAAGAAGTAGGACAAAAAGAGTCTAGACCTAATGATCTTGGATTACCCGACATGATTAAACCGGATGATTGGGTTGAACCAGATCATAAAGATAACACAGGCAGTACCGACATGTTTTTAAAGAGCAAAAATGATGCGGATCTTTGGCAAAGACATAATGAATAGAAGTACATTAATGAACCACATAAACCATTTAGATTTAGAGATTAAAGAGTTAGAAGCTAAAGCTAGTGATGCATCAACCACTAAGAATTTAGATACTTTAAAAGTTGTTATGGTTTATGATACAACTATTGCCGTCTTAAAAAAGCGTCTTGAAGAATGTAAGAAAGAACTTGAAGATTCTTCAGACCTTTAAGTAATCTTAATAAGCGCGACATTCGTCGCGCTTTTTTTAATATATTTTTAATTAGAAAGGAATCTTATGCAACTTGTATTTGATATAGAAACAGATGGGTTCTTAGAAGATATGACTATCTGTCACGTCCTTGTGTGCCAAGATGTAGTAACAAAGAAGATATATACCTATACAGATCAACCAGATGATACACCTATAGAAGTAGGCTTAGACCTTATGTCTAAAGCTGATGCGCTAATAGGCCATAACATTATCGGCTTTGATTTAATGGGATTAGATAAATTATATGGTTGGAAGCCATCTTCTAATACTGCATTGATTGATACATGGGTTATGTCTCAAGTATTACAGTTTAATAGACCTCACAAGCATGGACTTGGTGGTTGGGGTAAACACTTGGGCTTTAATAAAATGGATAACTCCGAATGGGCAGCTGATGGGTTTAAGACATACGACCCAAAAATGATTGACTATTGTATTCAAGATGTAGAACTTAATACAAAAGTGTATGAAGTTTTATTAGCTGAGTTAGATAAAGCAGTAGAAACTAATGAACTAATAAAGACCGGCTTAAGAGTCGAACATGATGTAGCTGTATTCGAATCTATGGTTAGAAAGAAAGGCTGGATGTTTGATTTACATAAAGCTACAGAAAATACTAGGCTTATGTCTAGACATATGTTTAAAATAGAACGTATAATTGAACCTAAACTAGGTACAGCTGAAGTATTTATAGATAAAGCACCGAAGGTTGCTAAGTATACTAAGGCTGGATTTTATACAGCGACTACTGCTAGAATACTATCCGAGTATTTAGGTAAGAAAGTAATAGGTGAAGATGCCTTATCCGATAACCCACCTATAAAACCAGGTGAAGAGTTCCAAAGATCTAAAATAGAGAAAGTAACTCTTAGTAATATGGAAAATGTTAAACAATGGTTAAGCAGTATTGGTTGGAAACCAGATGATTGGAATGTAAAGAAAGGACAGTATGGACAATGGGTTCGTACAGGTCCTAAGTTAACTTCAACTTCTCTTGCTAAGCTAGGTATAATGGGAAGGTTAATTGATCGATACTATACTATTAAGAACCGTAAAGCCACTATCGAATCATGGCTAGAAAGGATAGAGTTAGATGATAAGTCAGGGGAATATCGTCTTCATGGAAGGATGTTTACTATTGGGACTCCTAGTTTTAGATGCCGCCATGAGGTCATTGTCAATCTTCCAGCCGTTAATGCGCCGTATGGTAGGATGCTTAGGGAATTATTCATCGCTGAGCACGGTTATAGGGTTGTCGGTGCGGATAGTGCTGGGAATCAGCTGCGTGGATTATGTCATTACGTGGGAGATAAATCCTACACAGAGTTGGTGGTTAATGGGGATCAACATTCACGGAATGCAACTGTTCTTGGTTGCAGCCGCAGCATCGCTAAGTCTTTTCTATACGCTATTCTCTTTGGTGCAGGTGATGCTAAGCTTGGTCAAACACTTACTGGAGTTAGCAGTGCGCCTAAAGGTAAAGAGGCTAGGCAAAAGTTCATGGCAAATCTACCTGGATTTGAGCAGCTA